ATTATTAAGGAATGGGTCTAATGGCTACTGGTAATCGCACGCTTAAACTCTCAATCCTTGCCGATGTCGATGATCTTAAAAAGAAGTTAGGCGAAGCTGATAATGCCGTAGAAGGAAACGCAAATAAAATTTCAGAGTTTGGAAAGAAGGCTGCTGCTGCTTTTGCCGTTGCTGCCGTTGCTGCTACTGCCTATGGAACCAAATTAGCCATTGATGGGGTCAAGGCTGCAATACAGGATGAGCAAGCACAACTTAGGTTAGCAAGTGCTTTAAGAACCGCCACAGGGGCAACTGATGCTCAAATAAAGGCAACTGAGGACATGATCCTTAAAACATCTTTAGCCACAGGCGTTGCAGATGAACAACTTAGACCAGCATTCCAAAGACTTGCCGTATCAACCAAAGATACAGTTGAAGCCCAGAAATTATTAAACCTTGCATTAGATATTTCTAAAGGTAAAGGAATTGAATTAGAAACAGTTGCAAATGCTTTGGGTCGTGCTCAAGATGGCAATACCACAGCTCTTGGCAGACTAGGACTTGGATTATCAAAAGCTGAATTATCAACTCTTTCATTTACCGAAGTTCAAGACAAATTATCTCAACTTTATGGTGGCGCAGCAGCTGCTAATGCTGAAACTTTTCAAGGAAAGATTGATCGCTTAAAGGTTGGCTTTGATGAGGCAAAAGAAAGTTTAGGAACTGCATTACTTCCACAGGTTGAAAGATTTATATCATTCTTAAACAATACTGGTATTCCAACCTTAAACGCTTTTATTGCAGGATTAACTGGTGCTGGTGGCATGAGTGATGCTCTCACTTCTACAGAAAAAAATGCTCAATCATTTGGAAATGCTCTAGCATGGGTAGCAGATAAAGTTGGATCATTTATTGTATTTTTAAGAGAAGCAATTGGTTTTGTTACTATGCTTGCAAATGGATTAGTTTCACTTGCCAACATAGTTCCGGGCGTTAATATCCCAGCCATTCCTAACATCGCTCCATCAATGGCAGTTGCACAATTACCAACAACTACTGCTTTAGATAGCAACCCATCCGCAAGATCAACTACAGTAAATAACATTACAGTTCAGGCTTTGGATAGTGAAAGCGCAGCAAGAGCAGTAAATAAGGTTTTAACACAATCATCAGCACGATCAATATCAGCTTTAAATAGACGAGCCCTTGGCCTAGATTAATGACTGTCTTTACTCCTGATTGGAAATTAACAGTATCGGGAACTGAATATACTGATATTGCAATAAGTGATATTACCCATGCTTCTGGTCGAACAGATATTTATTCCCAGCCTAATCCTTCTTATTTGCAAATTACTTTAGTGGCTTTATCTGGACAAACTTTACCTTTTGATATTAATGACAGTTTAGCCTTGCAAGTAAAAAACAGCTCAGGAACTTATGTTAATTTGTTTGGAGGAAATATCACAGATGTTTCAGTTGAGGTGGGGGCTACTGGATCAATTGCAACAGTAGTTAATTACACTTTAATTGCAATGGGAAATCTTGCTTATTTGGCTAAAGTAATCACAAATGGTGTTCTATCTCAAGATGAGGATGGAAACCAAATTTACAGTTTATTGTCTAGCATATTATTTGGAACTTGGAATGATGTTCCAGCAGCTTCTACTTGGTCGGGATATTCTGCAACCGAAACTTGGGCTAATGCTGTTAATCTTGGAATTGGCGAAATAGATCAACCCGGACTTTACACTATGGAAAATCGAGATAGCAGTCCAGATACTTTTTATAACATTATTGCTCAAATAGCAAGTTCAGCTTTTGGATATTTATATGAGGACAGTCAAGGCAATATCAGTTATGCTGATGCAGATCATCGTCAAACATATCTTGCAGCTAATGGATACACAGACCTGTCAGCAAATCATGCTTTAAGTCAAGGTATAAGAACCGCTATCCGATCTGGTGATATTAGAAATGATATTTATATTAATTATGGGAATAACTTTGGATCACAAAAAATTGCCACAAGCCTGACATCAATTGAGACTTATGGCTACAAAGGTGAAACAATTCAATCTTTAATACATAGCGCAATTGACGCTCAAGCCATAGCTGATAGATATATCAATCTCAGAGCCTTTCCTCAACCCATGTTTGATAGCATCACTTTCCCAATAACTAACCCTGAAATTGATGACGCTGACAGGGATGCACTTCTTGGAATTTTTATGGGTCAGCCATTAAACATTCAAAACCTGCCAGTTCAAATCTCAAATGGAGAGTTTGAGGGTTATGTTGAGGGCTGGTCTTGGAGCACTAGATTTAATGAATTATTCTTGACCATAAATCTTTCACCAGCTAGTTTTAGTCAGGTCGCGATGAGATGGAATATCGTGCCCGTTGGTGAGGCTTGGAACACTTTATCCGCAACATTAACATGGGAATACGCTACAATCGTATCCTAAGAATAGGACAATATGGCAACCACTACGAACTATGGCTGGACAACTCCAGACGACACGGCGTTAGTCAAGGACGGCGCAGCTGCTATTCGCACGCTTGGAACCTCTGTTGATACAACAACAAAAAATCTTAATCCATCAACAACTCTTGGTGATATTGAATATCGTTCATCGACTTCAAATACAAACACAAGATTAGGAATTGGTTCATCAGGTCAAGGATTAACAGTTGTTGCAGGTGTTCCTTCATGGACTGCATCAGCAACTTCAGTTTTAACAACTACTGGCGACACTCTTTATGCTTCAGCTGCAAACACTTTGGCACGACGAGCAATTGGAACAACAGGTCAAGTATTAACTGTTTCTGGCGGTTTGCCTACTTGGGCAACTCCTAGTGCTCCTGCTTCTGGAATGACTTTAGTTAGCGATACAACTTACAGCGGTGTTTCAAGTCAATCAATCAATAGCGTATTTAGCGCAACATATAGAAACTATAAAGTTTTTATTAGTATTATTGGAAGTGTTGCTGCTCAAACTCAATTGCGCCTAAGAGCAAGTGGAGCAGATAATACAAGTAGCAATTATATGCAGGAAGCAGATTTCGCAAGCAGATCAACTGGAACATTGTGGCAGTTAATGAGAACTGATTCAGGTCTTGGTGGCACTGCAATTATTGATTTCGTTGGCCCTTATGAAAATGAAAAAACCATTTTTAACAATCAGACTATTGGTAGTGATGGCACAGTTGATGGTCAATATATAATGGGTCAAATGACTGTTACAACTGCTTATGACGGATTTACTATATTCCCACAATCAGGAACTATTTCAGGAAGGGTAACAGTTTATGGCTACGGCATCTAACGAAAAGATTTTAGTTGGTATCGATGGTGAAGTTATTGAATTAAAAGGTGCTGATAAACAAGAGTTTTTAGCACAAAAAGCCAAAGATGATGCAGAGTTTGTAATTCAGCAAGCCAAAGCAAAAGCAAAGTCAGAGGAAAAATCTGCATTACTTGCACGCTTGGGTTTAACTGAGGCAGAAGTCAAACTACTTCTAAGCTGATGAAGGCTTGGTTATCTAAAGCTGCTGTTCAGTTAAGAGAACAAACTGATGACTGCTTCCCTGATCGCAAGCGTGCCAGCGATGGATGGATTGGTGATGCTCGTCATTCAGCCAGAGTCAGTCAGCATAATCCCAATGAACAGGGTGAAGTATGTGCCATTGACATTGACGCTCGCCTTTCTGACCAAGAAGCAGTTAGTTTCGATTTGGCAGATCAAATTCGACTTGCAGCAAAAACAGATAAGCGCATTCTGTATGTAATCCATGCCGCCAAAATTGCAAGTGCTAAGTCATTATGGCGTTGGAAAAAATACACTGGAATCAATCCACACCACAAACATATCCATATTTCATTTAAAGAAAATCAATCAGGCGAGTTTTTTAATATCCCACTACTAGGAGGCAAGTAATGAAACTATCAGCAAAACACAAGTCAGCAATCAAATCATATCTAAGAGCTGTTGCAGCTTCTGGAATTACTGTGGCTCTTGCAATCGTTGGAGATATTAAACCTGAATATGCAATTCTGCTTGGCGCTCTTATTGCTCCATTTATTAAAGCCATTGATCCAACTTCCTCAAAAGAAGCTGATTATGGTATTGATGCTAAATGACACCCAACGATTGGGTCGCTATCGTCGTTGGCGGATGCGCCATATTAACAAGTTTATTAGTGGCTCTGCGTTGGGTTATTAAAGGTTGGCTTAACGAACTGCGACCTAATGGTGGCTCTAGCATGAAGGATCAAATAACAAGATTAGAACAGCGTGTCGATGATCTGTTTGTCTTAATCAGTAAGTCATAATTTTAATTATGGCGAACACACGAAAACCTTCTAAACGCAAAAAGATCAATCGTCGCGTAGTTCGCCATTCTCCTGAGCCGTTAAGCAAGATAGATCAGCATTACACGGCTTTGCACGAATGTTATAAAGCAGCTCGTAAAGCAGGATTTACACCAGAACACGCCTTTTGGTTAATGACCGAGCATAAGACTTTTCCTGATTGGATCGTAGGCGATGGAGGAATTATTCCTTCCATAGATCCAACTGACGATGAGGATAACGATTAAGCGATATCTGGTAATTTCAGATTTACAAATCCCATACCACCATGAAGCAGCCGTTAAAAATGTCATTAAACTTGCACGACGCGAAAAGTTTGATAGCGTTCTATGTGTTGGCGATGAAATTGACTTTCAAACCATTAGCCGATGGGCTGAGAAAACACCTTTGGCTTATCAACAGACCCTTGATGCTGATCGTAAAGCAACTCAAGAGATTCTTTGGGCATTAACTGAAAATGCTAAGCAAGCCCATATCGTAAGATCAAATCATACGGATCGTCTTTACAACACACTCTTAAAAGTCCCGGGATTGATTTCCCTCCCAGAATTACAATATGCAAAATTCATGGATTTCGATTCACTTGGAATAACTTTCCACAAATCATTTTTTGAATTTGAAAAAGGGTGGTTGCTCGGGCATGGGGATGAGGGAAACACCAATCCCAACGCAGGCTTGACTGCCCTAAATCTCGCCAAAAAGGTCGGTAAGAGCGTTTTAATTGGGCATACGCACAAATTGGGTCTAAGTTCATTTTCTGAGGGCTTAGGAGGGCAATACAGGACGATTTATGGCATAGAAAGCGGAAACTTAATGAATAAAGCCAAAGCGTCTTACACAAAAGGCATCGCTAACTGGCAAATGGGCATCGTAATTATGGATTGGGATGGCAAAAACATGACGCCAACCCTGATTCCAATCAACAAAGATGGAAGTTTTACAGCTCTTGGAAAGTCTTATGGAGTGTGAAACAGACTATATCCCTCGCACGATTGATGATCATATCGATACAGTTGAGGGTTTTGGCTTTATCTAATCGTTATAAGCCACGCCGATAAATTATTCGCTTAAAGACTTGATTTAGGTCAAACTTTATGTATCTGCACAGGGTGTGTCGATATGTAAGGGAGCGACATGAAGTCAAATGAAAGAAAATGCGAATGGTGCAACGGCACAACTCGTGGTGATGTTTGTCCAAGATCTTTGGATTGTCCAGACTGCTCATCAAAAGCAGGAGTAAGCTGCAAAAGACCATCTGGTCATCGTGCATCTGAAATACACAAAGCAAGAATTACAGCTGCTTTTGCAATTGATGATGCCAATGGTTTTGATTGGAAATTGGCTTACGCTGACAAAATTGAGGTAAGCGCATGACACTAAAAGAAGCAGGATTATTATGGGTTGCAACTATGGTTGCGATTATTTGGGCTTATGGTTTAATTCAAAATGCTAAGGCTGTCAGTTATTGGCGAGGTCGGCACGATGGATGGACTATGCATCGCAGAATGATAGAAAACAAAATCGATGCCAACGACAACTGAAAAGTTATTTGATGAGGTTATCAGCACAATCCACAATCGCGGTGCGATCTATGGACATCCAGCAATTTTGCACAAAAGAATTGCAGATCTCTGGTCTGCGTATCTCGATTACCCAATCCAGCCACACCAAGCAGCTTTATGTATGGCGTTGGTCAAGATCGCTCGGCTTAGTGAAACTCCATCCCATGTTGATTCAACGCTCGATTGTCTCGCCTATGTCGCACTCAGTAAAACTATCTTTGATGCAGAAACCGATGCAAACTTTGAATGGGAGGATCAATAATGGCTTTTAACTTAGACGATTACACAACAGTTCAAGAAAGATCAAACATATTCTGGGAAAGGTATAAAGATGGAGCAATACGAACAGAGATTATCGAGGCATCAAACACTCGATTCATTGTTATTTGCAAACTATACAGGCAGTCGGATGATGCCCAACCATTCGCTGTCGGTCATGCGCAAGAAGTCATATCCGATCGCGGTGTCAATCGTGATTTTGCGTTGGAGAATTGTGAAACTTCTGCTCGAGGCGTTGCTTTTAAAGCTGCAAATATCGGGACTGAGAAAAACGCTCCAAGTCGTGAGGAGATGGAAAAGGTCAAACGATTAGAAAACAAACCTGCTTCTTATAGTGCTCCAAATACTAGATCAAGAGCTGTAGAAAATGCACTCAGATCATCTTTTAATGATGAGGTTAAAGATGCAATAGATCCACAACCTGTTGCTTGGGCAATTGGTGATGTTGTGGCTGAGATTGGATCTAATATACCAGCAGTTGAGGAATGCAAACATGGAGCAATGATCCTTAAACAAGGAACTGCAAAAACTGGTAAGCCTTATTATGGTTATGTTTGTTCAGCTGCAAAGCCAGATCAATGTGATGCACGATGGGCAAAGATTACCGCTAATGGTAAATGGTATTTCGAAGGAGGTGAATAAATGGGTTATGTAGAAATTATTGATGGCTCTGGCTTAATGGCAACGATTGAAAACGATGCGATCAAAGTAGAGCCAACAACAATCGTATGTGATATGTGCAACGATGACAGATTACTTCATGAGGGCGATCTGTTTCAATGCTATTCCTGCCACGCAATCAATCGGATTCCTTAATGCCGAATTACGAATACGAATGTGATCGAGAGGGGTTGAGTATCATATTGGATCTTCCAATGGGGCACAAAATCCCTCTTTGTCAAGGATGTGGCTTCGAATTAAATCGTGTCTATACCGCTGTTCCAGCAATCTTTAAGGGCAGCGGTTGGGCTGGTAAGAAATGAAGTTTAAGTGTAATGGTTGCAGTCGCAAGACTGAATTCATTTGGCTTGATCAATATAATACAGCTGAGGGTTTCAGAGTGTATCAATGTCTTTCCTGCTGCACGATTGGCACAAAGAACTTAGCAGAAGCAACTGACACTCAAGAGCCTGTTATTCGATGCACTAAATGTGGATCTTGGCAGTTTGTAGATCAGGTCTGTCATACATGCGAATTGATTGCAACTAAGGAACAAGCGTAAGACACGCGATAATGTTATTAGATTTGGAGTGATGTGATACCCTTAAACGCAAATTCGCTTTCAGAGCGAAAGGGCGATCTGCGAAGCAGAAAGATCGCAAGGTTTGGTTTGGTGATATCTCTGTTCATTGTCATTAACATAGCCTTTCTAAAGATTGATTCCGTTCATGCTGATACAACTAATAATTATAGACAATGGGCTTTCATACAGCTTAATAACTTAAATGAGTTTTACTGTTTAGATGAGTTGTATTACAAAGAATCAAGATGGAATCCTAAAGCCCGGAATGGTAGTCATTATGGAATACCTCAAGGTAAATCAAAATACTTATTAAAGGTTGATGGTTACAAGCAGGTTGAATGGGGTATCAAATACAATTACAATCGTTATGGATCTATGTGTAAAGCATTAGATCATCATAAGATTAAAGGATGGCATTAGTGTCCAGATCAGCTCTTAGAGATAGTGGATCGACCAGACAATGGCGGAACATTAGACAAAGAATACTTAGGAGAGATGGGCATATCTGC